GGCTATTGATAAGTGCAGGCCAAAGGTTGCCCCTCTAACGGGCTACAACGCACAATCAGTGCGCCCTGCTGTTTATCCTCACGCAGTTGAGTTAGGTGCAAGATGCTACACCTTACGACTTGACCACAATAGGCAGGTGCTGCAATCACGGTGTGTCGCATCCAGCCACATCCCACATCCAGTGCATCGGCTTATGTTCCTATCCATTGAGTGTCTAATCCCTTACCAAGTGCCAAAGAGTGAATCTTGAGGATACTCAATTGCTTTGCCCAATGCAGAGTTCAAGATGGCTAAACCAAGTTCAGGCACGACGCAATTACGCAACACTTTGCGCTTATCATCCAAATCAAAACTAGTTAGGTCATAACCCAATTCCCTTTCAAAATCCCTAACTTCACTACGCGCAATTATCAATCTTGCCTTTTGATTCATTGTGCCAATTTGTGCGAAATCATCACTGAATTCAGGCATTGTAAAGTTAGCCCAAAAGTAGTGCCGCCCCCTGATTTCTGGAAACATAATTGGGTCATAGTAAGAGATCACATTCTCCACTACATATAAACCCTTGTGAAAGTGCTTCAAATATATGATCTCTTGCCACAATTCCATTGCTGGATAACGAATATGACCTTGAGGGTTCAGAAAGTAATTAGTGCCTGAATGAGTGGGGCAGGGTGGACTAGACCAAACCAGATCGTATTCTGAGTGATAATCAAGCAAATATTGATGAGCATCACCTACAACCAACTCATCATTTGGGAAATAGTGCGCATAAACCTCTGCAATCTTGGGGTCATATTCCACAGCCGTAATCTGGTGCTCATCACCCCACAATTTACGATTGCCACCAATTCCGGCATAAAGGTTCAAGATCCTCATTTGCTTGCCTCTTTAGGTGCTTTGGGTGGCCGTAGCGCACTCTCATCCATCGCCACTGTAACAAATAGGCAGTTGAGGCATTGGATCATACTCAAGCCCTCTGGCAGGTCATATACGCCGCTGTAGGTGCTGAATGGTGCAGTGTCCTTGCATACTCCCCTGCACTTGAAGTACCGGATGCCGTGAATCATACTTTTGCACCATAAGCACCAATCCGTTTGCCCCTGCTTATGTGCAAGAATCCCACAACTTTTGTAATAGTGTCAGTGTTACCAAACTCAGTGGTTGCAGGCAATCCATCAAAGTAATACCAAGCAGGCATCGTAAGTTTGTTGAGGTTGAATGACCATATGCCCTTCGGTGTTGAGCAAATATACAAGGCAGTTTTGCCATCCACCCAAGCCCTTTGCGTTACCGCGTGGTACTTGTCGCGCTCAATCATCAACTCGTCATAGTGCGTATCACGGCACTTAAGTTCAATGTAAACCCCAAGTTGCTCACTGCTGGAATCAAAGCGTGCAACTGGATCAGGCTGCATCAATAGATCAGGTATGTAACGATTTTTAAGGTATAGAAAGAGCTGCATTTCATTCATCGGCAACCCTACATTTAGCGCAAATGAATATCTGATCGCTGACTATGCCACCACTTAGAAATTGCTTGGTGTCGCAGCCATCGCAGATTGTGGCATCCTCATCGGTTACGCCCTGATCAGTAAAGTGCAGGGCTGTATTGTCTGGGAAATAAACCTCAAGATCAGCCACGCTTAGCCCACTCTTTGCCATCCATCCCAACTGGTGCGCACTGATCGCCTTTGTGCTGTGGGCTATCGCAAAAATACCCTTCCCACTTCTTGCCTGTGGTTGCGTTCTTGCCACTGTTGTAAAGGCGCGTACCGTGCTTGCAAGGGAAAGCGCGGTTGTTAGGCTCACGCTCATCTGGTGCTGCTAAGGCACTTACTACTGCCATCACCGGCTCATTCCAAAGATCATCGTTTGCCACTGGCACACCAGCTGCGACCCGTTGAACCTTTTCCATTTCGGTACGACTTGGCCTCTTGCCAATCTTGGCTTGGAATCCAGCCGTGGCCAACACTCGCCCAATCGCACTGGTGCAACAATTCTCTAAGGCAAAGTTGGCATTGACTCCACGATCGCTAACAATCTCGTGCGCGTAATCTGTGGCAATAATTGTGCCATCATTGCGATATGCCGTTGCCTTAATTATGAATGACTTGCCATCGTTGAACACCAAATCGGTATCAATGCGACCTTCGGGATATTTGACCCAAAATAGGGCAATACGCTCATCAACTGTCTGATACTCGCTAAGGTCAAATGCCATTGGTTAGGTTCCAATCCTGCTTGGCTTTGCTGTATCCAATTGACCGGCCACGCTTGTAACCTATGTGCTTGCCATCCCTATGGCCTATCGCGTAGCCCAGAAGTACGCACCCAAAACAGATTGCGCAATACATTGCCACCATTACGGCAAAGGCTGTATTGGCCGCCATCTTATGCATCCACGCGAGATAAATAATTTGTAAATATAACCCAAGATTCTGACCTTAGATCGTAGGTAGTAAAGAATCCTAGTTTGTTGGAAGCAAGGTAACTCTTGGCCAAGATGCAGCTGATAGGGCTGTCAAACCAGTATGCCCATTCCATTGACTCTGCTAGGAGTGCAATCTCAGTATCCTCAAAACGGCCATCTTTAATTTGAGCCGTCCAGAGTTTATCTCCCCAAGCCATTTGCGTATCTGAAAGCAAATCAAAATCCTCTGGGGTCATTTTGATAATTATTTCTGTCTGCATTTCTAGTCCTTTCCTAGTCCGGACTTTTATTGTGGCACTAGGGGCTGACATTTGGCAACATCAACCCCGCGTGTCGGTCATTACTCTTTTGGTGCTCTGCCGTAACTGTGCGTGGTCGTGCTTAATCCGCGCATAATCACGGGCAAAAGAGATGCCCAAAGTCCATTGGCTAACATCCGCCAATCCGCGCTGGTGAAGTCCAGCGGTGATCCACCAATTGTGGCCATCAAGGTAAGCAAGATGGTCAGCAACGCGCGGATATAAGTGCCGCACGCACCTTTGATTTGTTCAGCCATTTGTTATTCCAATCCGAGCGCGGTTATGCGCTCTTTCGCCTGTTTAGGGGTCAGGCAAATCTCAAAATGCATTTCATCCTTGCGGTTGCGATAAGTGCCGCCCCATTTTAAGCCGTACTTTGCAGCTAGTGAGATGATGAGCAACGCCTTGCCCTCTGCAAATGTATTTTGCGCACCAAGCGGGTGAGAATTGGCGTTCAGGTCTATAGCCGTTCCGCTACTGTGATTGCTTAGACGATCCTCACGACCGCGCACCATCCGAAAACAGTAGCCCCAAGAATCTAAAGTGCCCTCATCTATTGGCTCAATCTTTTCGTGGAACTCTGCTGCAAATCTCACCAACAATGGTGCCACCTTCTCAGCACATCGCAGTTTGATAGTTGTGCCTTTTACTGCGTAGGACTTGATCCCAATGATGGCTGGATCTTGTGATGCAGGCCAACCATTATCTGATTTTAACTTTGCCAATTAAAGCGCGGCTATCTCATCTGCACTTAGTCCGAGTGCTGCAAGTTTGGCAAGTGCTGAGGCTCTAACTGTTGCTTTTGCTTGGGCTTCGGTTGTACGCTCTGCCGCTTCAACTATCGCCGCTTCCACTTCTGCTACTTCGGCGGCTGTGTAATTGCGGTAAGTTTCTTCGCCAGTAATTGCGTTTACTATTTTTTCTTTATACATTACGCACCGCTTCCATATACATAGACGGTTCCAGCATCTAAATTTCCTGTTTCAGAAAAAATACTTATTGAACTTATTACGCTTGTACCGGCATAAGTTCCTTGATGTGCATAAGCGGAATACGCAGTGCCATTAGCGTTAGAATGTGAAATAATACTTTTTAATCCTGTCGCGTTTGCGCCATCTATTAAAGCATAAGCGTAAATTGAGTTTGCTACATTTGTACCTTGTGTTCCTAATGTGAACATATAACTGCTAGGCGCGGCTCCGTTAGCCTCGACACCAATAGAAGAAGCACTTGTAGTGTATAAACCTATTCCGTCATACATTGTTCCGCTATCTGCATTTAATCTAAGTCCAAAATTAGAACTAGCACTGGCGCTGCTAGCCTGTTTTACATAAATTAAAAGTTTTTGATTCCCCGATAAGCCAGACACCGTTACGGTTGCCGCGCCGGTTAAAGCCGTTCCACCTGCATTTATTAAAGTGTAGTTTGCGTTACTGGTTGCAGCAGCAGAGCCAACATCAAAAGGTAAAAATGTTGCGGCACCTGTAGCAGTAAAGTAAAGGACACCGCCTGCGCTAGTTACTAGGGCTAAAGTCGCATTGGTTGGCTTACTTACTGTTGCTGTACCGGCAGTAATTGTGCAGGTTCCAACACCTGTATTTAAAATGGTTACAGTGTCCCCAGCGGCAAATAAACCTGTGTTTACGGTTATGGTTGTTGCACTTGCGTTACTCATTGATACTGTAGTGCCAGCGTCAGCGGCTACTAGCGTATAACTTGCCACTTTTGCACTTGCTGAACCGCCTAACATAGCGGTTTGTTGCAGCGAAGTAACTTGGGCAGCCGTCAAAACCTGCCCAGTTGTGAAGGTCTGTTTAGCCATTACTTATTCTCCATTTCAGTATGATAAAACATTTGTATCCAAAATCCCACTCAACACGCTGTCAAGGATAAATGAATCAATTATTGGCTCAAGTGTGGTAAAAGTCGTGAACCAAGTATTTGGGGTAATGGCGTGAGATACCCCAAACACCTGCAAAGTCTTGTTTAGCGTACTTGTGCCAGTTGCAGCCGGTTGAGTGCTCTTGATCGTTACTTGGTTGAAGTAATCAAGGCTAAGCGCAGCTGTAATCCCAGCCGCATAATTGTTGGTGCTAAGGTCAAGGGTGATTGAATCGCAACGGGTTGTTGTGTCCTTACGGCTGGCCAGATATGCCTGCGCATAATTTAGGGCATCGGCATCGGTCTGCATCAAAAGATCGATTTGATCATAAGAATGGTTAAAATAGGTGTCAATGCTGTC